CTGGAGAAAGTCTTGGAAAGAGGCTAATCCAGAAAAGGTATTAGAGAGTCATAAAATCTACTACCAAAAACATGCCGAACAAGAACGAATACGTGTAAGTGCTTGGAAAAAAACAAATCCAGATAAAGTAAATGCTTATAAGGTAACAAGAAGGGCTACTAAAAATAAAGCAAACGACATTCATACGGCTGATGATAAATGGGTGTTAAAAGAAATGTACTCTTTAGCTAAATTACGCGAAGAGATGTTTGAGTTCAAGTGGCACGTAGATCATATCGTACCACTAAGCAAAGGAGGCAGACACTGTCTCACAAACCTTCAGGTAGTTCCTGAGTATTGGAATTTATCTAAAGGCAATCGAAACACTGATTTATTTATCAGTGCAATAAATGGAGAGCAAGATGACAAAGATAGTAAATGAAATACCGGAAGAATTAGAGATGGAGGGCGAAGAAGTAGAAGTTAGTACAGAAGAAAGCAAAGCTTCTAAACCCGAAAAATCTACCGCAGATGTCGAGCGAGTTGTACAAGAGAAACCACGTGCAGCTGAACCTGAAATTGAAATAGAGGAAGAAGACGATACACCTCTTGAAGATCAAGGGAAGGAACCTTTACCGCAAAAAATTGTTGACGAACTAGAGAATGATAATTTAGAAGATTATTCTGACCGCGTTAAACAACGTATGGCGCAGCTTAAAAAAGTTTATCACGATGAAAGACGTGCTAAAGAACAAGCTGATAGAGAAAGAGAAGAAGCTGTTCGTTATGCAAAACATATCGCTACTCAAAACGAGCAATTAAAATCTACTCTTAGTAGTGGTGAAGAAGACTATATAAAATCTATTACTACTTCCTATGAAAAAGAACTTGATCTGGCTAAACGAGATTATCGTGAAGCCTATGAAGCGGGAGATACAGATAAAATTGTTGAAGCTCAAACTAAAATGACTGAGGCTCAATATAAATTATCTGCTAGTAAAGAAAGAAAACCACAATTTAAAGCTGTACAACAGCCTGAGAATAGTGTAGATTTTCAACAAAATGCTCCTCAAGCTCAAACCGCTGCTCAAGCCCCAAAACTAGACGATAGACAAAGGGCTTGGCAAGATGCAAATCCTTGGTTTGGTAAAGACACAGAAATGACTAGTCTTGCTTTAGGAATACATGAAAAACTCGTCAAAAATGGGGTTGACCCTGTTCGAGACGCCGATAGATATTACCGTAGTATCGATGATACTATGCAAAAGCGATTCCCTGAGAACTTTGGGGATAATTCGTTGGAAGAGGTTAAACCTGCCCAACGCAAACCTTCGAATGTTGTTGCACCGGCTACGCGCAGTACCGCGCCTAAAAAAGTACGACTAACCAAGACTCAATTAGCTTTGGCTAAAAAGTTTAGGTTGACACCGGAACAATATGCACGAGAAATGATAAAAACGGAGAACGCAAATGGATAAAGTTAAAAGAACTGATCGGGAAGTTGAAGTAAGAGAAGACCCTAAAAAAGAACGCGTATGGAAACCTGCGGCATTATTACCTGAGTTTACTCAGAAGCCAGGGTGGGTATATCGTTGGGTTAGAGTCTCTCTATTAAATGAACCGGATAACATGAACGTATCTTCGAAAATGCGTGAGGGCTGGGAACCTGTACTACATTCAGAGCACCCAGAACTTATAACCGGTACTCAACCCCAAGGACAATACAAAAACAATATTGAAATTGGTGGTTTATTACTATGTAAAGCTCCTAAAGAGCTAATGGAACAACGTCAGGCTTATATTGATAATAAAACTAAAAGTCAGACGGAAGCAGTCGATGCAGCATACCTGAATCAAAACGATCCAAGAATGCCTAAGTTTGCTGAAGGTTCTGAAAAGTTTGGAAGGGGTTAAAAATAAACCTTTTAATGGAGAAAGAAAATGGCATCTACAGCTAGTCCTTATGGACTTAAAGCCGTAAACCACATTGGTGGTACGCCTTATGCGGGTTCTACTCGCTTACTACCCATTGCTAGTGGATATGCAACCAACATTTTCAACGGTTCAATAGTTTCTATTGTAGCCGCTGGTACAGTTGAGATTGTCGTAACTACAGGTAATGGCGGTGCTGGAGCAGCAGGAGCGTTCCCCGCTGGTACAATTGGTGTATTTGTAGGTTGTACCTACTCAGACCCAGTTACAGGCAACTTAACCTTTAGTCAATATTGGCCATCAGGCACTGTTGCATCAGACGCTCAAGCATACATTGTTGACGATCCTGATGTAGTCTTTATGGCACAAGCAGACGCAGCAGTAACAACAGTTGACTTAGGTCAGAATACTCATCTAGCAGCGGTACAAGCTACTGACACAGGAAGTACCACTACAGGTAATTCTACTAGTGCAGTAACAGCTACAACAAACACCACGGCAGCTTTTGCTTTCCGTATTGTTGATTTTGTAGACAGCCCAACATCGGCTGTAGGTGACGACTTCACAGACTTACTTGTTAAGTTTAATGCTGGTGTTCACTCTTACAATAACTCAACAGGTATCTAAGGAGAATAAATCATGGCAATTTCAAGAGCTCAACTCTTAAAAGAGTTACTCCCAGGCCTTAATGCTTTATTCGGTTTAGAATATGCGCGTTATGGTGAAGAACACAAAGAAATCTACGAAGCAGAATCTTCGGATAGAAGCTTTGAAGAAGAAACTAAACTAGCTGGCTTCGCGGCAGCACCTGTTAAAGGTGAAGGCGCAGCAATTGCATACGATAATGCACAAGAAGCATTCACAGCTCGTTATAACCACGTGACAATTGCTCTAGGCTTCAGTCTTACTGAAGAAGCAGTTGAAGACAATCTATATGATTCTCTTTCAGCTCGTTACACTAAAGCTCTTGCTCGCTCAATGGCAAACACTAAGCAAGTTCGCGCAGCCAACGTTTTAAACAATGGCTTCAACGCAGCTTTCCCTGGTGGAGATAATGTGTCATTGTTCAATGCTAACCACCCATTAGTTTCTGGTGGCGTAAACAGCAACACTCAAGCAGTCGCTACAGACTTGAACGAAACAGCGTTGGAAAATGCTGTAATTCAAATTGCAGCTTGGACTGATGAGCGTGGACTGTTAATAGCAGCGAAACCTCGTAAACTAGTAATTCCACCTTCGTTGCAGTTCGTTGCGACTCGTCTATTAGATACAGAGCTACGTGTAGCTACTGCTGATAACGACATCAACGCACTACGTACTAACGGTGCAATTCCAGAAGGATATACAGTAAATCATTACTTAACTGATGGTGATGCGTACTTCCTTACAACTGATGTTCCTAACGGTATGAAGCACTTCGAAAGAACTCCGCTTACTACTTCTATGGACGGCGACTTCGACACAGGCAATGTACGTTACAAAGCCCGTGAGCGTTACTCGTTTGGTTGGTCTGACCCACTAGGTATGTGGGGTTCTCAAGGTGCTGCATAAGTAGCACTGGCTCGGCGGAAAACCCTGGTGCCATCCTCCACCAGGGTTTTTCTTTTTCTATTGTATAATCATTTTAATAAGTGTAGTATCCTAGTATTCCGGGAAAAATCCGGCTTATTAGACTGTCCCGGCAGACGCATACACGACTAATAAGCTTCACTTTGTATGGAGAAATTCAAATGTCTAGAAGCACATTTTCAGGTCCCGTTGCCTCAACTAACGGATTCGTACCAACAGGTCCTTCAGTAGCAATCAATGCTACAGCAACTATTACAGCACAGAATCTTCAAGTAGGATATATTACATCCACATCAGCAGCTGCAACAACTATTACTCTTCCTATTACTACTACAGCAGGCGGCGTTACAGGAATCTCTCAGCAAATGCTTGCAGTGAGAGGCCAACAATTTTCTTTTATAGTAGATAACACAGGCGGGGCTGACAACGTAACAATTGCTTTAGGTACTGGTGGATCACTATCTGATGCCGCTACTATTACTGCTTCTGCAGTTGCTTTTGGTAGAGTAGTTGTCGCCAACGGTGCTACTGGTATGGCTCAATTCACTTTGATGTTTACTGGCGGTGATGGAGTAACTCCTGGTTCAGCTACAGGTTACACACTTACACGTACAGCATAATAGGAGATAATTATGTCGTTAGTAGCAAATGACATCGCAGCAGTCAACTTTCTTCAAGCTGATTCTCCCGCCGTTATAATCCCACGTAGAAGTCGCGTTGCATCAATAAGCATAACTACAAGTGGTTCCGCAGGCTCTGTTGAATTAAAAAACGGGGCTAGTGGAACAGTACAATTAAAAATTGTTACTGACGCTAATTCTAGTATGCACGATGTAGTGATTCCGGGCGATGGTATATTATTCGGTTCTGAAGTTTACTGTACATTAACTAATGTAGCTTCAGTAACAGTATTCTATTCGTAGTCTAGTGTTTAGGAGAATATATAGTGGCAACAGCAAAGAAAGCTAAAGCTAAACCTAAAGCTAGAAAAAAAGGCGTATCTTTAGCAGTAGGAAGGGGCGAAAAGCTTCCTGTCTCGAAAGGGGCGGGACTTACTGCGAAAGGTCGCGCTAAATATAATCGTAAAACTGGGGCTAATCTCAAGGCTCCTGCACCCAACCCTAAAACTAAAAAGGATGCGGCTCGCCGTAAATCTTTTTGTGCAAGAATGTCTGGTATGAAAGGCCCCATGAAAGATTCTAAAGGTCGTCCTACTAGAAAAGCAGCATCATTAAAAAGGTGGAAATGTTAATGAGCACCGAACGCGAACTAGGAGAACATTCAGTAGCTATCGACCATATGCAAAAAGATATGGACGAAATGAAAGAAGATATTCGTCATTTAAAACTTGCTGTGGATAATATCGAAACTATGTTATCTGAAATAAAAGGTGGTAGAAAAATGGCTATGTGGTTTTGTGGTGCTATCGGCAGTGCAATTACAACGGTTATATATTGGTGGGCTGGTAAGTAATGCCAGCTAAAAGCGCCAAGCAACTTAAACTAATGCAGGCAGTGGCTAATAACCCTAAGTTTGCTAAAAAGGTAAACATTCCACAGTCTGTGGGTAAAGAATATTCTAAGGAGAATTAAAATGTCAAAGAGTAAACTATTACAAGAGGCTGTAAAAAAACTTGGAAAGCCTAAAGACTCCCCAAAAACCAATTTTAAAAAGGCGTTTGATGATTATGATAAGCAAATAAAACGTAAAAAGGATAAAAAAAGCAATTTTGAAAAGGCGTTTGATGATTATGATAAGCAAATAAAACGTAAAAAAAACATAAAGGAAATAAAAAAGGCTGCTGTCCCTGCAGCACTAGGTACTGCTGGTGGTACTGCTGGTGGTACATATGTGGCAAAAAATAAAAAGAAAGCTGGTGGAGCAATTAAAGCAATGAAAAAAGGCGGAAGCGTAAAAAATGAACTCGAAGAATTAGGTCGAGTAGACGCAGAAAAAGCTTATACTAAAAAAGGTAAACGCAATCTAAAAGATGAAAAGAAGCGCGTTGTTAAAAATATTAAGAAAAACAGTAAAGCCTCTTCTGCATCTAAACGCGCAGATGGTATAGCTAAACGTGGGCGTACTCGCGGTAAAATGGTGTGATATGAGAGCCTCTCGTGGAATGGGAATTATAAACCCTAAAAAGATGAAAGCCGGTGGTAAGGTTTTTAAGTCTCATATGATGTATGATAAAAAGACAGGCAAAGCAGTTAAAGCTCCGACTATGGCTAAACATTTAGAGCTAAAGAAAAAAGGCTATGGACACACTAAACCTACTAAAATGAAAAAAGGCGGGAGTGTAAAAGATGCTTGCTATCAAAAGGTAAAGGCTAGTTATAAAGTCTTTCCTAGCGCTTATGCTTCTGGGGCTATTGCTAAATGCAGGAAAAAGAAAGCAGGTAAATAATGGCTGTTCGTAAAACCAAAAAAGGTGCGGCATTAAAACGCTGGTTTAAAGAAGATTGGAAAGACGTAAGAACAGGTAAAGCTTGTGGTAGAAAAAAAGGTGAGACTCGTGGTACGCCTTACTGCAGACCTTCTAAACGTGTTTCCGCTAAAACTCCAAAAACATCTGGAGAGATGACACCAGCACAAAAGAGATCGCGTATAGCTCAAAAGAAAAGACTTGGGCAACCAGCGGGTAAACCTCGTAGAGTGGCAGCGCTTAAAAGAAAAGGTAAGAAATAATGACAACGACAAATACGCACAATTTTAATCTTGATCTTAACTTGCTAGTAGAAGAAGCGTTTGAGCGTTGCGGTGCGGAACTTAGAACAGGCTATGATTTAAGAACGGCTACTCGCAGTTTGAATTTACTTACTATTGAATGGGCTAACCGAGGTATTAATCTTTGGACTGTAGAACAAGCTACTATTCCTCTTGTTCAAGACACTGCAACATATGAT